GAACATTATGTTGAAATCCCTGAAGACAAATATGATGTCTTAGAAGCAATGACTTCTAAGTTAGATGAAATGGAAACAAAACTCAACGAGCAGATCGAGAGCAATGTCGAATTGACTAAGCGACTCTCAGTATCTGTGTCAGACAACATCCTTGATGAAGTAAGTGAAGGTTTGGCGTTATCTCAAAAGGATAAACTATCCGAACTATCTAAAGGTGTTGAGTTTGAAAGTGAAGAACAGTACAGAGAAAAACTCTCTACACTCAAGGAGTCGTATTTCAATGCGAAACCAATTGTAGAAAACTCTGAGACCAACCCTGAGGATGCGATTCCTGAGGATCATGGATCAGCAATGAACGCATATTTATCAGCGTTGACAAAGTTCCAATAGTCAATTTTTAAATTACACCTAAAGGTAAAGCCAAATGTTTAATTCTGGACAACTCCAGAAGAAGTGGCAACCACTCTTAGAGGCAGAAGGATTAGATAAAATCCAAGACAACCACAGAAGAGCAGTTACCGCCCAACTTCTAGAAAACCAAGAGAGATTTTTAAGAGAAGAGAGAGCATTCTTGTCAGAAGCTCCTCCAACAGTAAACACTGACCCATCAGGAACTGGAGCCGCAGGTTTCAGTGGTGGTGCAGCAGTCGGTGGACCTGTTGCTGGTTTCGACCCAGTTCTTATTAGTCTTATTCGTAGATCAATGCCTAACTTGGTGGCATACGACCTAGCTGGCGTTCAACCAATGAACGGACCAACTGGATTGATCTTCGCAATGAGATCTAAGTACGACAACCAGAACGGTACAGAAGCATTCTTCAACGAACCAGATTCTGCATTCTCTGCTCAAGACTCCGACACATCATTCACACAGGGTGATTACACAGGAGCAACTGACGGAGATTCAGACGTTGGTTTCGGTACAACTGCACAAGGTGGTGGCAACCCATCAATCTTGAACGGTGGTGCAGAGAACGCTTACTCAGTTGGACAAGGTTTCAAGACTCAACAGTCTGAAGCACTTGGCGATGCTGCTAACAACGACTTCAGAGAGATGGCGTTCAGCATCGAGAAGGTATCTGTGACTGCGAAGTCAAGAGCCCTCAAAGCTGAGTACAGTTTAGAACTAGCACAAGACCTCAAGGCGATCCATGGATTGGATGCAGAGGCTGAGTTAGCAAACATCCTTTCTACTGAGATCCTCGCTGAGATCAATAGAGAGATCATCCGTACAATCTACAAGGCAGCAAGACCTGGTGCTCAAATCAATACAGCAACAACTGGTGTATTTGACTTAGACACAGACAGTAACGGAAGATGGATGGTTGAGAAGTTCAAAGGTATGATCTTCCAACTTGAAAGAGATGCTAACGCAATCGCACAGGAAACTCGTCGCGGGAAGGGTAACATCATCCTTTGCTCTGCTGATGTTGCTTCCTCTCTAACAGCTGCTGGTCAACTAGACTACACACCTGCACTTTCATCTAACATGAACGTTGATGATACTGGTAACACATTTGCTGGTACATTGAACGGTAGATACAAAGTTTACATCGATCCATTCGCTGCAAACCTAAGTGCTGATCAGTACTATGTTATGGGTTACAAGGGTTCTAACCCTTATGACGCAGGATTATTCTACTGCCCTTACGTTCCTCTACAGATGGTTCGTGCGGTTGGTCAGGATACATTCCAACCAAAAATTGGTTTCAAAACCAGATACGGAATGGTTGCTAACCCATTTGCTGAAGGTACTACACAAGGTCTTGGTAGAATTACTGGTAACAGTAACAGATACTACAGACGTGTTAAAGTTACAAACCTTATGTAAGCGAGTTGCTTATATACTTACAAGACCCCTTTACAGGGGTCTTTTTTTATGCTATAAATATGGTAGTCAAATAATACTATGAAAGATCAAGGATCTATTGCTGCTGGAGAAACACCAGAGGTAAGATGGAATCGAGGACTTGACATTTTTATAGAGTCTGTTCATACACCTGATTCCAAACTCAGAGGTTGTGCACATAATCAGCATTGCTACACAGAGTTGATGGATATTAGAGAACATGTGCTAGAATATCTGCAAAGTTTACGTAAATGAATGAACGGTAGAATCAATAAAGTAATGATGCTTGCGAGAACTATGAGAATAAAGCAAGGTATAATGGAAAAGCATTGGTATCCTGAGTGGAGTGATAAAGAAAGATGGGCTGCTCAACAAGCCCTAAATAATGTTTTAGATGTTCTTGATGAATACTGGGAGTAATGGCAGACACTAGGGTTAGAGGTGCTACACCTCCGTTCAAACTAAATGAACCTACTAATAGGAACTTCCTATCAATAGTTGGGTTTAAATTCTTGCTGAACCGTTGCCCTAAAGTTAGTTTCTTTTGCAATCAAGCAAACATACCAACTGTAACTCTTGGTACTACAACGCAAGCATCTTACCTTCGTCAAATACCTATACCTGGCACAGAGTTATCTTACGAAGATCTGACTCTTAGTTTTATAGTTGACGAGAACTGCGAGAATTACTTGCAGATATATGATTGGATTACTGGACTAGGATTTCCTGAGTCACTACAACAGTATGAAGATCTGAAGAAAGTAAATAGATTTTATCCTGACTCTGCTGAAAGAGATCAGTTTGCAGAGAGATCTGATGGAACATTGATGGTTCTGAATAGTGATTACAACCCAAGTATCTCTATTAAGTTCAAGGATTTATTTCCTGTTGCACTATCTGGTGTACCATTTGACTCAACAGAAACAGAGCAAAGATATTTTACCGCAATGGTTACCTTTAAATATACTATTTTTGATGTGATTGACGTAAATGGAACCAAGGTCTAAGACTTTAAGTCTTGAAATGATTCAAGACATGTGGGAAAAAGACGCAAAGATGAATCAAGATGAACTTGATACTGAGTCTCTACGAATCCCACAATTACACGCCACTTATTATGAACTATATAATACGATACTGCTCATGCGAAAGCGTGAGGAGCAGACACATTGTAATGTTCTACTAGATCGGAGAAAGTATTACACAGGTAAGGCAACTGCGTCTGTATATGAAGCAGAACCATTCCCTTACAAGGTCAGAGACAAGGATGACCTCAAGTTATATCTTGAAGCAGACGAGAAACTCAGAAAGACCAAACTAAAGATCGAATACTATGACACCATGTTGAAGTATATCGAGGAAATACTAAGACAAATCTCCAATAGAACTTACCAGATAAAAAACGCTATTGAATGGAGACGTTTCAACGCTGGTTATGGCTGATCTAACTATAAGAAAGAAGAACGAAGTCTTTCTAAGAATTGATTGCGACCCACACATACGACACGAGTTACAGGACGAGTTCACCTTTGATGTACCAGGTGCTAAGTTCATGCCTCAGTATCGTAGTAAGTACTGGGACGGTAAGATAAGATTATTTAATTTACAGAAGCAGGAAATATATGTCGGTCTGTTAGATAAGATCACGTCTTTTTGTAAGAGATATGATTACGAATTTGAATTTGAGAACTCCAAGTATTACGGACTGCCATACGAAGAGACGGAATCAATTTCATATGAGGGGGTAAAGGATTATCTAAAGGCGATCTCGAAATACAAGGCGAGGGACTATCAGATTGAGGGTGTGTTTGATGCATTGCAGAAGAATAGAAGACTGATCATATCACCAACAGGGTCAGGTAAATCGTTGATGATCTATGCTATTACAAGATACCATGTATCTTATGATAGGTCAATACTGATTGTCGTTCCTACTACCTCTCTTGTAGAACAGATGTATAAGGACTTTATAGATTATGGATGGAATGTCGAAGATATATGTCATAAGATCTATGCTGGTAAGGATTTGTTGAGTCAACATCCAGTTATTATAAGCACATGGCAGTCAATATACAAGTTACCAAAGACATGGTTTGAAAGATTTGATGTTGTGATTGGTGATGAAGCACATCAGTTCAAGTCTAAATCATTAATAAGCATAATGACTAAACTTTATGACACAAAATACAGGTATGGTTTCACGGGTACGCTCGATGGTACACAAACTCATAAGT